ATGCCGAACGACTGGAAGTAGCTCTGCGGCGTACCGAACTCAGAGTCGTAGAACAGCAGGATTGCCTCGGGATACTTGTCCATGAACGCCTTGGCGCATAGGAGGGTGAACGAGGTCTTGAAGTGCTTGGACGGACCGCACCACAGGGTCAAACCCGGTGTCAGACCAGCATCAAACGCACCGCCGAGGGCGAGGTTCACGACCGGGACCGCCGTCGTGATCATGTCCTTCTCGGAGAACAGCTTCGATTCATCAAGGATCGCCGATTCTTTGATCGTCGACACCTTCTTCAACCTCTCCATAAGAGCGGATGACTTTGTCATCTAGTAATTCCTCTTGTTGTTATAATTATCGGATGTCAATTGTATGACTTCTGCTGACCAATGTCAGCAGAAAAAGTCTTCCAGTGAAGCCTTGCGCTCTACCTGAAGCGATGCCGCGTTTGCCAACGTTTCCATCGGCTGAAGGAAGCCAATCTTCCACAACGCCTCACGGTCAACGTACTTCTCAAGACCGAACAGTTCGCCCGACGAATCGACCGGAACACCGAACCAACCTTCACGCGTCGGATTCGGCATCTTGAGACGGCTGAACTTGATACGATCACCGTTGTTCAAGCGCTGCTTCGTCGTCTCCAAACCGCGCTCGATGATCAGACGGTTGTAGTTCAAACCAGCCGCAACTGCCATCGGAATCGACTTGTCACCCAGCGCGTAGTTCTTCTTGTTGTTGTACGAGGAATTCATCGCGATCTCGGAGTACGGTGCCTCGTCGAACTTGATGCGGATCGATTCCATGTAGTCGTACAGGTTCTCTTGCTTCAACGAAAGCACGACCTTGGCACCTTCGGTGATCCAGTTACGGCAAGCCGTCGGAGTCGACGAACGAACCGCTTCGATGCCCGTCATGACGAACTTCGGCTCAGAGTAGCGAACGCCTTCGTTGTCCCACACGAACATGATGTAACGCTTGGCGCCAGTCCAAAGACCGCGCGAGAAGATCTTTTCACGCTTCATGCGCATCTTCTGCTGGTAAGCGTTCATGCGCTCGGCGAGCTCCTGGTAGAACTCCTCCAACAACGGATTGATCTTCTTGTTCGCCACGGCGTCCAGGAAATCCACCACCTTGAGCTCATCAGTCGGCACGTTGCCGCCGAACGAAGCCGTCACGAAGTCATTGAAAGTCAACAGCAACGAGTCGGTGTCCGACGCGATGACGAAGTCCTTCTCGACCTTGTTCTTCAAGACCGCGTTGACCCATGAATTCAGCTTACGACCAGCCCATTGAATCACGACCTGACCGGACAACGTGATCGCTTCCGCGAGGTCGTCGTTGTAGTAGCGGAACCATTGGTTCGACAACGCGCCATAAGCCGAGTTTAGACCGACCTTCTTCGCACCCTGAAGGTTGTTGTAGCGAATGATCAACGCGGTCAACTCGGCGATCTTCAGCGGATCCTTGCCACCCAACTTCTCCGCTTCACGCTGACGCTCATAGTCGAGCATCATGTTCTTGTACTTCTTGCGGTCGTCGTAGTATTCCTGCATCAACTCGGTGAAGATGCCCTTGATATCCTTCCGGAACAGAGCACCGTTACCGGCGATGGCGTAGTCCTCATCACAGTAGTCCTTCAGATCGAAACCGTCAGCCAGGATGACGTCCGGATTGATGCCAGGAACCTTCATCACCAGCGTCTCAGGGCTGATGTTGAACTGCATGATCAAGTGAGGATACAGCGAGTCCAAGTCGAACGACAGACCCCAGTCATACACGCCCGGTCGCGGTTCCTTGACGTAAGCACCCGCGATCTGCTCGTCTTTATGGTTGTGCTTCTGCTTCGGAACCGCGATCTTGCGACCCATGAGCTTGTTGTGGATGATGACGTCCCACAGCAACACCGAAGTGATCGAGTCTTCCAGGTTGATCTTGGCGTCGTAAGCGATCGCATAGACCTGGTTCAAGTATCCCATCTTCTTGTCAAGCTGGAACACGCGCGCGACGTCGATGATGTTGTAATCCATGAACATCTGGTGATTGCGCTGGTACAAGTCGTCAAGCGAGTCGTATCCTTCGCCTTCCCAGTCCAGCTTCGACACCTTCAACTCTGCCGAGGTGATCGCCTTCAGCGAATACGATTCCTGCTTCGACAGCTTGAACTTCAGGTACAGCTGCTGGTAGTCGAGCGACGCGATGCCATGAAGGTCAACGGTCTCGTTCTCACGACCCATCTTGTCGAAGAAGGTACGCTTGCGGGTCGAGTTGTACGGCGACAGCTTGTCCGCCTCTTCCTCACCGAACAGCTGTGCGATACGCTTCCAGATATATGGAATGTCGAACCCTTCCGTGTTCCAACCGGTCACGGCGTCGAAGTCGAAGTCGCGCCAGGTACGCAGGAAGTCGGTCATCAGATGCGACTCCGTCGGGAACTGACGATAGTCGATCACGACCTCCGCCGGCATCTCCTTATGACGGATGCTCGTATCGTAGTCCTTGAGACCCCACACGATGTAGTTCACACCATCCGCCGTCAGCGTGATAGCGTTGATATGCTTGTTGGCCAGCTTGATGTTCGGGAAGCCGCCTTCCGAGTCAACCTCGATGTCGATGAACGCAACGCGCATGCACGCCGGATCAAACTCGACGCCATCACCGTAGCGGTCGAAGAGGAACGGATAGACCCAACGGTCCATACCATGCCATTCGAAGTTGGAAACACCTTCGTACTTCTCCTGGAATTCACGCGCGTCGGAGATCGAGTCGAAGACCAGCTTCGCCAACGGCTGTTCGCCGACCAGGGAGCGGTATTCACCGTCCTTGTTCGGCACGAAGAGATAAGGCTTGTATGGGACGCGCTCAGCGAAACGCTTGCCGTCCTTGTATCCGCGATGCAGGATGAAGTTGCCTCGCTGCATTACGTGCGTGTAGAACTTGCTCAAAGGAACTCCCAAAATGAAAAAGAACAGCTAGACGTTGTCATTCTAGCTGTTCCTGAGTACAATAGACGGGATGTTACAGGATGCCGATCGGGAGATCGTTTCCTTCCGGGAAGTTGCGGACGTAGGTCGTCAGCATGAAGAGATTGCACATGACGTGACCACGATGCGGAAGACCGCTACCCTTCTCTTCAATCGGATCAATCCACTCGCCGCGATGCATCGCGAGAAGATGACGAACAGCGCAGGCAAGTGCCACAGACCACTTCATTCCCTTCGCCCAGTTCCACGACGCGTACTTGCGCGAGCCGTAGTCGAACACCTGAGCACACTCAACGAGGGTCTCAGTCCAGGGTCCGAGGACGTCCATCGCGGTGAACAGGAACTTGTCGTCGCCTGTCATCTGGAACTGACCAAGCAGCCCCAGTGCTTCCAGTTCTTCGGGAAGAGTATTCTGCCCACTGTACTTGAGCCAGTGCCCGCCTAGCAGGATTGCAACGTCTTTGATTGGAAGCAGTTCCATCGCCGGTTTCCCGCTGTTGAAGCGTGCTCCGGAACCCTTCTCGTTGCTGTTTACGTCGCCGATGCCTTGCGCATCGACCCAGTTTGGATCGCGCTCGCTCATAGGTCAACGTCCCAGGTACATGACGTTGAACGTCGCCGGATCCAACGGCTTCACCATGCCGTACTTGAAACGCTCGGGAGCAGCATACTTAAACTGCGCCCACAGCTGTCCGTTGCGAACAGTCCAGTTTTCCAGCTGGATATAGTCATGGTCGTACTTGAACGTCAACAGGCATGGGTCAAAGTAGTCGTTCTCACCGCCAACGAACCGGACTTGCTCGCAGTTCATGTGTAGCTTGACGGTATTCACGTCCCAGCTAGGAACGTCGAAACGCAGGAGGATGGTTCGTCGGTTGAGAGTGGCGAACGCTGCGTTCTTATCGCTCACCGAGTCCTTCAACTCGGCGATGATGGTTTCGATTGTTTTCATGGTCTCCACATTCTTCTTGTTGTTCTTCATAGAGCTCGATCTGCGCATCAGGGTCAACGCGCAAACGCAAAAGGAGCTCATCAGAGAGCTCCTGAAACGGACCTTTGTTCAAGGTCCGCCAAGTACCTTCGCGGAACTCGTCAAGAACCCACTGAGTCCTTGCGGTATTTCCAGGCATCAATTTTACCTCCTACGAAAGCAAAGATTCGCCACCACGTTGGATGACTGAGCCGCGCATCCCATGAGTCCTTGGAAAGGAACGCGAACAGGGTGATGATCGTGCTCGGGATGGCGATCGGCAGGATGATGAAGACCGTCAACAGGAACAAGCCGACGAGGATTATCTTCCACCAGTACAGGAAAATGATCAGCGCCGGTACAGCGAGGATCCATCTCCACCAGCGGAACACGGCACGCAAGGTGTTCCACAACCGGTCTCGAAGCGCGGCATGCAGTGCCTTGGCGGCATCATCATTTCTGGAGGTCATACTTGCCCTCGTAGTAGCCGGAGTTCTTGTCGAGCCATGCAAGGATGCGCTTGTCGAGACGCCATTCCGCCTTCGCGCGCAAACGATTCAGTGCTGTCGTCAGATCCTTCAAATCCGTACGAGCATACGCCGACGCAAACGGCTTTTCCAGACTTTCCTTGTATTCTGCCTGGGCCAGTGGCAATGCCTCATCGAGCTCGTTGACCAGATCCCGATAACGTGCAGTGAACTCGAACATGGTCGACACGTACATGCAGATGCCGATCACCGCAATCACGCCAACGAAGACGGAAAGAACGAAGAACAGCGCGGCGAAGCCGATCAACCAACCGACGATCAGCAGGAACACGGCGAGGAACGACAGCTTGAAGCGCCGCTTATACGAGTCCAACTTGTTGTTGAGATTTTCAGTGTTGCTCATGATGTTATCCCTCGATGGTGAAACGGTCACAGACGAACTTGTGCGTGGTACCTTCCTGCGGCGGGGACAA